TGTCCGATGGTGTCCACGGTGATTGTGTGGTACTCGTAGTTGAGGTCAGGGATGGTGGCCTCCGCGGTCACGAGCGCCATTTTATACTAGATGCTCAGATAATTTCGTAGTCGGCTTGCTCGCGCACCAACTTTTCGGCGCCGCACACACCACCCGGTCGTTGGGTCGAGTACGTGCTCTCGTCGACGCACTCCGCGCGCACCGGGAGGTCGAAGAAAGAATCCTCGTTCTTCGCCTTGATGACCAACGGCATGGGTTCGTAGTAACTGCGCGCGGCCATGATGGCGAACAGGACGACCATGACGACGGCGATGGTGGTCAATGCATTTCGGTTGGCCTTGTTAAGCTTGAACATGTTTTTATTATTATGTACCTAGAAAAAAAGTGCGTTAAAGATTTCAATTACTTTTAAAGTAATACATCAGATGGACGGTGAAATCGTGCTGGACCGCGGCGAGACCACTGTCATGAAACTCGACGACGGCGAACAAAGACTGATGGATGAAATTCAAATTTCCGCGCCGCAACCTCGGCGCGCGCCCAGGCCGAAGCCTTACATGCGTCAACCGCCTGCGATGGAACACCAGGAAGAAATCGACGCGTTCGTGAACCCGAACAAGCAGAGCGCGCCCCCGCCTGTGCACGGTGGTGGGGGTCCGGCGTTCGACGACGACGAGGATGTCGAGGACGACGGCTACCTGGAGATGGACTTCGATGACGAACCCCAGCAACGCGAGATGCCTTCCGCTGGGTACGACTCCGTGGATTCGGAAAAGATGGACATCTTGAACAAGTTGGCACGTCTCGAAAGGAAAGGCTTCGGTGTCAACAAGCGTCTCGGCGCGTACAGCTCTATCGAGGACTTGCGCAACGAGTACAAGCGCGTGACCTACACCATCGACGTGGACCAGAGCATCAAGTTTTCTCGAAAAGCCCTGATGGCCACGGTCACGGGTTTGGAGTGGGCGAACAAGAAGTACAACCCGTTTGAACTCTCGTTGGACGGGTGGTCGGAGAGCATCATGGAAAACCTCGACGACTACGACACCGTGTTCGAGGAGTTGCACGTCAAGTACGGCCAAAAAATGCAAGTCGCACCGGAACTCAAGCTTCTCATGATGGTCGGTGGTTCCGCGATGATGTTCCACCTCACGAACAGCATGTTCAAGGCAGCCATTCCCAACTTACAGGACGTGTTGAAGCAGAACCCTGGCCTGCAACAAAGCATGGTCAGTGCGGTTCAGGGCGCCATGCCTCGTGGCCAGTCCGCGTCTCCAGCGCCACCACCCCCTGGCGGCTCCTACGAGATGCAAGGTCCGGGGTTCGACATCAGCAGTCTCATGGGGAACGTCATGATGCCCCCACCGCCGCCGATGAACACGAGTGCGCCCTTGCGCGTTGAACCACAAGCAGAGGCCGAGGACGACGACGTGTCGGACATCGTGGCCGAAGACCTGGAGGAGCGAGAAGGGATTGAGGACGACGTCAAGGAAGTTGATATTCAGGAAAAACCAGCCCCGAAGCGTCGCGGGAGAAAGAAGAAGACAGAAATAAATCTTTAGATACTATAACACAGGATGGCCGCGTTGTGCATGTGCCCCATCGAGGACGAAGAACCACCTCGCAGAGCTCCCAAGGTGCGTACTTCCCCAGCCCCCGCGCCGGTTCCGATGATGGAGGAAGACACTGAGTGTAATTACCTCATTCTTTTCTTCATCGTCGGAGTTATTATTTTGGCAATCATGGATGCCACGTGAAAACCCAAACTCTCCCACAGGGACACCCCCTGTGGCAAAGTTCGTGTTCGTGTTAGTAGTCGAATGACACCTTCGTCTCGGTGTCTCTCTTTATGTTTAACAATTTTCCACCGGAGGCGGTCGTCAATTCAATGAAAAAATCATAGTAATACGCCAGTACGTCGGCGCCAGATTGTGGAAACGCCACGTGTGGGTCCAGGGAGATGGTCGTCGCCGTCGTGTCCACGATGCGACTCCATGGGTAGGGATTCTGTCCACCGAAAATGTTTTGCGTCCCGATGGCGATTGGAATGTCCGACGTCTGCGTGTTGTCGCTGTGCCCACCGTGTGCCTCGAGAATCATGGAACTCAGGTACTTGCCATTTGGTGCATAGCGGAGCATGGCGTGAATTTTCGCATAGAACGCCCCATTACCGAAGGTCAGGATGACAGTCTTATCGAGTTGGTCGTTCACGCTGAACGTGTTGCTGTACGTCTTTCGCGCCACCGCGTCGGAGTTGATGATGGTCCCCCCGTTCACGTGGAGTGGGGCCTCTGGTTCTGTAATTTTAATACCCACGGCATCACCGAACTCGATGCGCCCACCGAAATCGATGTCCTGTTGGACAGTGAGCGACCCCTGGACGACCACGTTGCCGCCGGCGGGGTACAGGTAGAGGTCGTCGTCGGCGCTGTTCGCGTAAATGTTCGACGTGGCCGAGGACGTCTTCAGGTCGAGGACGGCGTTGCTAGTGCTGTGTTCTATTAAAAGGTTGCTGTCGTAGACGTGCAAATTGGCCGTGGGCGCTGATGTCCCAACACCCACGTGTCCATCTTCACCCACATAGAGGCCGTCGACCTGTGTGCCGTTGTCTACATAGCCCAGGACGACGCTGTTCGACGTGGACCCTTTCTGTGCCTTGAGGAATCCCCCATGCCCGGAGTCCGTCGTGAGTTGCAGCGCGGTGTGTTTGGATGCACTCGCACCGGCGGGACTCTCTAAATTTAATAGAACGACGTCAGTCTCGCTTTCGCTGTACACGTGTAATTTATTAGACGCAGAGTCTGTGCCGACGCCGACGTTGCCATCGGATTGCATCCGCACCTCTTCCGCCGTCCCTTCCTCACCGAACCGAAACACGAGGTCGCCCTGTTCGAGGACGCGAACGACCCCATCACCCGTGGTGTTGTCCGTTAAAATTTGAAGATTGGAGGTGTCCACGAACCGCCCGGCATCGATTTTAAAGTTCCCCGATTGGATGTACAGACGCGTATCGGCGGCGATGTCATCTTCCGTGGAGTTGATGAGCACCTGTCTGTCGCGCACGCGCAACACCGGGACGGGGTTGTATTTGCCAGGGATGTCTATGTCGGATGTTATGATGCTGTCGATGTCATCCGAGGTGAGCGCCGCGTCGGCGTCGTACACTCGGAAATCGTGATAGGCCGCGATGTGTCGTATACGGTCGTTCCCGCCGTCGTTGGATTTGAAGAACAACATCTCCGTGTCCTGACCCGCGGTCGCACGTTCTTGAATGAATGACTGGTCATCGGTGTCGCTCGCGACCCCTCTGAACTGCAATTTGTTCCCCAGACGCACGTCTCCGTCCACGTCCAACTGGTACGCCGGGATGTCGACGTTGATGCCCACTCTCCCAGTGCTGTCTATGACGAGACGAGTGTTGTTGTTCAAATCACTCGCGTCGTTTGAAATTTTAAACTTTGCACTGTCCGAGAAAGCGGCACCCGCGGCCCACCCGTCGGTGGCCCCAGAGGTCTTCTTATAACTCGAGAGGGCGTCGCCACCGGCGTCGTTCACCTCCATGCACACGATGGCGTCTTCATTGTCTGCGTCGTTGTTGTTATGGACGAGAATACCATTGGTGAGGGGGTTGGCCCCGCCGGAGGCCCACACTTCGAGCTTACTCTGTGGTGTGTGCGTGCCAATGCCCACCAGACCTGAGGACAGGAGGGTCATCACGGTGTTCGACACCGCATAGTCCACGTCGGCGAGGTTAAAGTCCAGACGCGTCTTCGATGAATTCGCAGACACGGACCTCTTACCGAGAGCGAACGCCGCGCGTGCGCCGTAGGAAGAAAGTGCAGTGCTGTCGCGACACAGTTGGAGGACCGGGCGCATGCTGTCCGCGCTGTTCGCCGGTGTGATTTCAGTGATGGTCATTGGAACAGTCTCGTGGGAGAACCCATTGTTCGCAGTGACCTGGTTGTTCACGAACACGTTCCCAGTGACTTGGAGACCATAGGGTTGGGGTTGTGTGGTCCCTATCCCAACCTTCCCAGTTTCCAGGACGGTCAGTTTAGGCGTCCCCTGTGTCGCACCAGAGGACACCGTGAGGTTGAATCCCTTCCCTGCGAGTACGCGGCTTTGGAGGTAGGTTTGTCCGAGACTCGGGCTCACGAGGGACCGGAGGGTTGTTTTGTTTGTGCTCCACACCTCACCGACGTCCAATGTGTTGCTTCCCAGGACTTGTACTCCACCACCCACAGTGAGTGTGGACCCTGGATTGGTGTTGGCGATGCCCACCCGCCCCGCACTGTCCACGCAGATGCGTTCGGTGTTTCTCGTCTTCACTTTGAAAAACTGTTTCGTGGCGTCGGTGGCCCCCGAAGAGAGTTCCACCGTCGTGACGTTCCCTGCCACGGCCCCTGATTTGAGAAGGAGGGTGTTGTTCGTGTTGTCCGAACCCGCGTCGTCGGCGTGGACGACGATGCCCCCCGTGCTCTTGATGTAGTTCTCCTGGTTCGCATCCACACCGGCGCGTCCACCTAAACGCACGTTCCCACCCACGTGTAAACTTTCATCGGGGTTGTACTGCTGGATGCCCACGCGCTGGGTGGCCATGAACCGGTCGCTCACCACGTTGCCGTGAAACACGGCCAGGTTCGCCCCGGTCTCGTGCATGTGAATGTTCGAACCGATGCATAGGGTGTGAACGGGATTGGTGTTGGCGATGCCCACCCTCTCCGTGGCGAAAAGTGTTGTGAAAGCCGCTCGCCCGTCGACACTGAAGACGTTCGACGCGGAATCATCGACGACGACGTTTGAACCTATATTAAATCCCGAACCGAACGTGGTCCTCTCGAAATACGCGTTCCCGCGCACGAAGAGCACGTTAGACCCGGTGTCGTGCGCCCACAGGTTCGAACCCACCGACAGATGGTGTTGAGGATTGATGTTCGCCGCACCCAAGTTGTGGTCCGTGACCACGTTGCCGTGCACGTAGAGGTCGACGTTTGAATCGGAGACGATAATCTCGTCGTCCCCGGGACCCGCGAGGGTGCGACCCACGTGCATGCGTTCAGTGCTTGGAAGGTAACCCACGAACACGTTCGATGGGGTCTGTCTGAACACGACACCCGTGTCCAACGTTCCGAGGTCGTTGCCTTCACCTATGACCACGATGGCGTTGGATAGTTCTAAGTTAATCTGTTGAGAGTACGTGGAGATATCTCGAATGTCCACGTTTCCAAACACGCGGACGTTTCCAAACACGGTGAGGTCTCCGTCCGTGACGTCGACGTTCCCCGTGATTCCGAGGACCGGGTCACCCACGTCGTCGATGATGATGTTCGAACCGAACTCCAAACCTTGGTCGAAAATAATCCTCGACGCCGTCACGTTCCCCGTCGTGGTGATGTCCCCGGACATCTCCATGCCCTGAGTCACGCGCAAGTTCTCACACACCACGTTCCCCTCGACGTTGAAGAGGTCGGCCCCCAAGTTGTCCACGAACACGCGATTGGTGTCGTTCACCTGGAAAATGTGTGTCGGGGTGTCGGCGTTCACGGACATCTGCGTCGACACTCTCGCTTGCTCGAACAAAGCGCGCTTCTTCACCGCCATGGTGACGACCCCGTCGTCGTTTATCCACGCGTTGGAGCCCACGGCAAAGTGATGGTGTGGGAAGAGGTTCGCAATACCGACATTACTCGTGAATACGTTCGATGCTTCCAAATCACCCGTGAAGATGTTCTGTTCGGTCAGACCACGGGCATCCTCCGTCGGAGCCTGAGGGTCAAGCCGAACTAGGGTGATTTGGTCAAATTTACCTCGACTCCCTAAGAAGACCATATTCTACTTTAACTTCCGAATAAAATTCCACCCATTCCATTCTTGATTCGAAGTACCTGGTAGGAAAGTGCGAGGACCATCAGGTCCTGACCTTCTGGTCGCTCCGAACCTATCTCCGTCCCCCGAAGGATGAGCTTTGCTGAGTCCATGCGTGAAAAGTTCGTGGTGCCGTTGGGGAAATAGTCAGACACATTGAGTCCAAAGTGATAGGCGAAAAAACGGGTGTAGAACGGACACTCGTTCTCGTTTTCAAACGAAGGCACACCGTACTTTGATTTATAATAATTCTGAACCGTGTGAAAATACGTCGGGCTCATGTGTTCCAGAAGGGGTTGGCCGTTGAACTGGATGTCGGCGTCCCTGAAGGAGAAACGGTCCGTCTGGTCGTTGCCACTGTTTGCTTTGAACCCCCAAAACAAAGATTTCACGGGGTGTCTGAAAGGGGTCATGTCGATGTTGTTATAACCACCCACTGTGTCGGCGACGTTATCGAGCACGGATTCCATGGAGTAGTTGAACCACTGCACCTGTGTTATCAGAAGGTCCATCTGTCTGTTAATCATCGCCTCTCTCTCCCTCGTGTCTAAATACACATAGTTGGCGTATACTTTCATACGTTTCTGTTCCAATGTGCGCACTTGAGACGTGAACGCCCCGGATGCGAAGTGTATGCGAACCTCGACCTCGTGATAGGCCAAGGCGCAGAGGGGGAGGAAGGCGCCGTGGTCGCAGAAAAAAAAGTGTAAAGGAATGAAATTCGTATCGGTTTCTGAGACTTTGTTATTAACCTGTGTACATTTAGTGTAACTATCGGCGAGGTACACAGTCCAAATGTCCGAGATGTATTCAAACGGTTGACTGTCCACCTTGGTGCCCCCGATGTACAGGTCGATCGTGGACCCTTCGAACACGTTCGATGATGCGTATCCTTCCACCCACAGGCCGTTGATGAGGTCACCGTCGTTGGGGATTTTAAAACTCCACGTGTTCGTGTCGTCCACGGTGGCGATGTGTTTCGGCGCTTGCGCGAAATTCGTGTGCCTCATGTATTTCATCTTGAAATACGAAACATCACTGTCATCGTTCGTGATGTAAACGTCCTGTGCGCCCTTGCTCACCAAAGTCACCAAGGGTCCGGACATTTTATACTATAAATAAACATTTTCCCTGTGGCAGTTCAGACGCCATCTCCGGGCGTTCGCCCCCGCTGCCGTGGATTTTAAATCCCCCCGCCTTGTACACCTTCAGACGTTTGTACCACATCGCCGTCAACATGCTCCATTGGTCGCTGATGTCGTAGATGTGTGGGTTGTTCTTCTTCCCCTTGGTCTCTCGCATGACACGTCCTATGCTCTGCTGAATGTCGGACTTCGGCGTGGCTAAGATGACCGTGTCGAGGGTGGGGATGTCCAGACCCTCGTGGGCTTGGGAGAAAGTGGCGAAGATGATTTTCTTGGTCGACGACTCTTGAAGGTCGCGTTCTTTCATGCCACCCATGTACAGCCCCGAATGCTTCGGGAAACATTGGTGGAGCATCTCGCAGTGCTGTCTGCGGTCGGACAGGACGAGGAGTTGTCTCGTCCCCGCCGACGCTTTCTTGATGAGATTCACCAACATCGTGTTCCTGTGCCGAGATTCCACGAGGTCGGTGATCATGTTCACGAGGGACACTTTACCGAATCTCGTGCACGGTGGCGGATTTTTAAAGAGGTCGTGGTCGTACTTTATCGGGAAAACCTCCACCTGTGCCTGATTCTTCCGTTCCACGGCGAAAAACGTGGGTCCCATGAACCAGTGCAACACCTTCGTCAAGCCATCCTTCCTCTCCGGCGTCGCCGAGAGACCGAACACGTGTCGGGGGCACATGCGGAACAGGCTTTGTGAAAACACCTTGGCACATATGTGATGGGCCTCGTCCACGATGAGCGTCCCTATGGTGTCGAAGTCCGTCTTCTCGTACTCTTTCAGCGACAACGACTGGAGCATGGCGATGACGAAGTCTGCGTCGGTCTCCTTCCTGTTCTGTTGCACCACACCGACGGTCGCGCCCGGGCAAAACTGCTGGATGCGTTCGCGCCACTGGTCCGCTAAGAACTGTTTGTGCACCACTATCATCGTCCTGTACCCGAGTTTGCACGCGATGGCCAAGGCCACCGTGGTCTTTCCGTATCCACACGGGAGCGAAAGAACGCCGTGACCTGCACGAATAGCCGCGGCCAAAGCTTCGTTTTGGTGTGTGGCGTCACGTAGTTGGCCGTGGAACTTAACCTTGGTGCGCACGGGTTCTGGGCGACGGTCGTCTGAAGGTGCGCCAAGTTTAGCAACTCCGTAGAATCTTGGAACGCACACTCCGTTCTTAGTCTTGCGATAAACTCGAAAAGGCGGCGGAGGGAATCCGAAGTCGCCATTGACCTCGGGTCTTACCGTCAATTCTTTTTTTATTTCCGCGAGCGGTCCATCTTTAACTATGTAGCCACTACGGGTCAGCATTCTACATAGTAAAGTATATTAGGGTAATTTTTAATTAACGACGAAAGAGGCCTGAACGTCGCGCGTATCGCACTTGTCCCTTGTACGTGAGTCGCACGACGGGGTCGTTCGACGACGAAGGAATGCGGTTATTTTCGCTCAAAGCGTTCCACACGCTCATGCTGAAGATGTATTGCTGTCCATCGTTACCCCTGGCCCTGATGCGCATGGGTGAGACACCTTCGCCTTCCACCGTCGCGACGCGCGTCGGGCGCGCGGGGCTCTGTGCCTCTTGATTGCCACTGCCCTGGGGCGTAGTGGTGTACGCTATGGATTTCGCACCGTCGCGCGCGGTGTTTTCACTTTGTTTTAACATGAACATGTCAATGACTTTATACGATTGTTTCACGATGGATTTCGGCGCGTACTTCATGTCTATGATGGCAGCTAAAAGCCCCACAACTAGCCGCCCACCTAACTTTCCGACGTACTTCGAGAGGTCGACCTTGTTGTTCGCCCAGTTCACCACGTTTTTGATGATGGTACTCAAAAAAGATGGCACGTATTTGTTCACGACCACGTTCGTGATTTTAGCTAAAAATAACCGTACGTGCATGGCCACGATAGAGTTCAGCAAAGTCTCCGCGGACAGTGCATAGAACGTGAAACCCGGCAATTTAATGAAAGAGACGACCGTGTCCAGAACATCCGTCACCATCTTTCGAGACCTGTCCGTGCCGATGACGAGCAGACGCAAAACGATGCCGAACGTGAACAGGAACACGAACGATTCAGACACGAATTTGGTTATGTCGTCCGAGTGCAACAGGGCGTCGAACTTGATGATGTCGCCGATAAAGCTCGAACGCATCGCGTACACGCGTTGCAATCGTTTCGAGGTGTTCTCGGCCAATATGTCTAAAGGTGGCAACGCACGTCGGGTCGCTTCGACCATTTTTTGTGGCACGTTCTTTCGTCGCACAGTGAGTAAAAGCATGATGTCCGCGAACATCTCCACCCCCCGTGGATTGTCGTAAATTTTTTTGCCAAGTCTCCATCCTAAATCTAACATTTGTTCGGACGTGGGCATCTTCGCGACCGCGCGTTTGGCCACGTTCACGACTTTCTTACGCGTTGCCTGGAACCCCGCCCTGGTGCGATTTTGACGCAGAGTAGTCTCGCTGTCGCTGTTAAACCGCATTATTTCATTCTTCGCATTTTGTAGCACTCGTTGTTTTTCCCGCGCCGTGCGTGCCTTGTCGTATTTGTTTTTATACAAGGCCCTCTGTTCACGAGTGAGATTTGGAAAATCCCTGGTCCAATCCACCATAGTATCTAATATGTGTGAATATTTTTAATTTTCCACGAGTGTCCTGTGTGGTTTCCCGCGGACCACGTACCGGTGTACTCCACTTCCACGTCCACTTCATCACCGGCCACGAGCTGTTGCAACGGCTTCGTGCCCGTCACCGGACACATGACTCGTCTATAGCGAAAAGGTACTTTTATCACCAAAGTGTCGTTGAAGAAATCTTCGTACACGTAAGCACCTTTCGAAAGTTTGTGCGCATTCTTCTGCTCGATGTTGGTGATGATGCGCGCGACGTATGGGGGCACGTGAAGGCGTAGGTACTGTTTCTGGTTGTGTGCGTACATCTGCTGATGCACTACCGCACGACAACGAAACATACTACTAGTAATACGAAGATAATAAATAGTAGGTGCGACAGACGCAACGCATCGAGAGGGCGACGCACGCCGGCGAAGGAACGCGCCACCTCCACCGCGGCTTCGAGCGAGGCGTACGGTGTGGTGCGTTCGGACATCATCCCACACAGCGCCACTTTCGAACACCGACCGTAGAACGGGAGATAGGTGAGCACGCCCGATGACTGGGAAAACTGCCAACGACCGTTAGACCACGTCGCACCCCAGCCGATGCGCACACCTCCCACTGGTGGTGGTGGCACCTCCAGCTGTTCGATGACCCCTCGCTTCAAAGTTTCAGGGTCCGTGGTCAAGAGCTCTTCGGTGAGGTTGCATATGACACACGCCACCGTCTTTCCATCGGACAGCACCCTCGGTTGAAGCTTCCACGGCGTCGTGGCCGCCACTTCGAGGTCATCTCTCAGTGGTGGCGCACCCTCTGGGTAGTCGAGGAGTACATTGATACACCCGTAAGTCGCGTTCGTCAACTTTTCGTAGGCATCGGGACCCCAGTTGTCTTTTACTAATTTTCTCGCCGGACTGTGGTCCACGCACAACACCAAGAGGTCCGAGGAGAGCGTGTCGCCGTTCGACATCTTGGCCACATAGGTGTCTTCACCCATATCGAGCGATGTGAGTTCGGTGTTGAACACAAACTTCACACCCACACGTTCGAGCGCTTCCTGCATGCGGTCGCCCATGACTTTTCCAGAAACTTTTTGGGTCCACTGCCCCGACAGGGCCACGTGATTCACACTGGACAGCAGTTCATGGGAGCTCATGACGTCCCATGGGACACCGTCGATGACCAAGGGGAGGTGTTCGATGAACCTCTGACCCCCCTCGGACAGCTTCCCTTCGAACACGTCCTTCACCGTGCGTTCCTTGGACGCCACGAATGGAAGGGACAGGAGGACGAGATAGTCCATCAGTGCGAGACTTTTGAACATGTACGCGAACACCTGGTCATCGTGTTTCTGGAATAAGTCCGTCCATGGGATGTCCATCTCCTCGAGGAGGCTTCGCGCGTTGACCCACGCCCTGTCGAAGAGGATGCGATGGGCGTGCAGGTTTCGCTCGGTGAGGTCGGGTTCCCACCACGACCCCCCTGCCGATGGTTTACGTTCGTACACCGTGACGTCCTGACCAGACCGTCGGAGTTCCCATGCGAGGGCTAAACCCGTGGGTCCGGCACCGACGATGTGCATCTTACCATTCATGGATAAATTTTATCCCGAAACATGATGTAGAAAATACCCAACACGAGTGTCATGAATGTTTGCACGTCCACGAAATTTTTACCAGACACCACGATGAACATGTTCAAGAGGGCGTGCATGGGAAGGGTCTGCTCCGGTCCCCAACGACTGTAGTAGGCCAAAGTCGCCGCCAATGACACGGCCAGGGCGTTGATGAACGACGAAAACGACGGTCGGTAGACGAACCACGCGGTGTACAGAAGGGCCACGTAGCTGATGAAAATCGCGCGCCTGAGGAACTCCTCGGGACTCTTCACGATGTCCAGGGGTTCTTTTCTCACCAGTTTCGCAATCCAGTGCGGACCGAGTGTGAGGTAGGAAAAGTACAGAACGACGAACACCCACCACATTTACATTATGTCCAAGATAATCTTTCTTTAAATCGTCTCCATAGGTAGGGTGTCAGTTCCCATAGGTTTCCATAGGGCACGTAAATGTAGTCCGCTCGGTGCACCATGCCCATGAGTTGCGCGACCTCCAACCCATGGGTTTGGGCGAAGTCTGCGTCATCTGTGTTGTGCGTCGCGACGATGGTGTGCGCGTTCGATGCACCGAGTGCGAGTTCCATCCCTTTTCGAAAAGATTTATCCACTAAACTTTTCAAAGGGAACACCGGGTCGCCCTGTTTGCGAAGGTACGCCCCTCGGACCAACTTCACCCCCAAAGGCACACCGCTTTCAATGTCTCGCGTGAGCTCGCGTACCGCGCCGACGCGATACATTTGATAGGTTTTGTAAACCACGGGAGGGACACCGGGGGTGTTGTACTCTTCCATCAACGACGTGCACATCTCGGGGTAGAGCACGTCCTCGGCGTCGATGCACACGCGCACGCCTCGCTCTTTCGCGCACCGTATCACGTTTTCGGCACAGCTCTTCGCGAACGCGGGGTCTTCGCGACTTCCAAAAGACGTCAACTTGATGGCGCAGAAGGCATCCACGGGGAGGGCTTTCGTGATGGTGTTCGTGCGCCACACCACGTCAGCGGCTTCCCCTGGTTTACAATTTTCTTTGGCGTAGTCCACGATGACGCGGGCACCCGACCTGTACACGCGCTCGATGACATGGGGGATTTCGTGGTTTAAAGCAGCATATCTCAACATTTATATAACATGGTCTATGATATTTTTTACATGGAGGCACTGCATCAGGTCGCTTTGCGTGTACACAGGTCCGAGGAACCCTCGCGGGATGACGGTGATTTTCCCAGGGTTCGCCTCTCGCAAGCTCTGGACCAGGCTTCTGTAGCAATAAAAATGTACATTCTCGACGCGAAGGATACAAAAAAGGTCGAGGACGTGACCAGGGTACGCGTCCTTGTCCACGACCCCGTACGTCGACGTCAGGCGTTCGACGTGCCTTTCATCGTCCGCGGTCAGGTCGCCCTCGTCGAGGAAGAAGTCTTCGCGTAGAACGAAATCCATTGATTCATTGTTGGGATGGTTCTACTTGTCTGGGGGTGTTATTAAAACATTATTCAAATAACCCCGATGGCGCGGA